GGAAGTTCTGAGTTTGAGTCAGGTCAGCGTAGTCTACGCCTTCTGCTTGGGCGTTCACGCCGGGAGCACGAAGCTCATCAGTCTGCCATTCGTGGAGAATAGCTTTCGCCTTATTTTTACCAATCGAAGATACAAAAGGAGTATCATCACGAGTGATCATGGAGATGTAGTTCGCCAGATCTTCACGCTCGGAAGCGCCAGACGAATTACCGAGAGCAGCCTTAGGACCGCCAGTTACATAGTTACCTGTTGCCATGGGTGTATACCTCTATCTTGACATTTGTTTAAACATTACATACCATACTTCCGAGCCATTCCTTTCAGGAAATCAAAACCTTCGTCCTCTGTGGCTTCACCTTTGGCGAGCTTATGGGAGAGGGCGCTTTCTTTAGCAGCGGTTTTGGACTTAGCAGTGGTACTTTTCTTTGTTGGTGCGATTTTACGAGTCGGGATGCTCTTCTTACGAGCTGCACCTTTGTTGAGACTCTCTTTTAGAATACGATAGTCATCGATGAACTTTACTGCCCCAGCGCTTGCCAATACGTTGATGAGTTCTGCGGGAACTCCTTCCTGTACTGCAAAGTCTCGGATAGCTGTTGCCCTATCATTATCAAAATCAGGGATCAGAGATTCGATCTCTTTTCCAAAACGTTCAACATCAGCTTTCATACGCTCTTCTTCTTGAGCTGCACGAGCAGATGACACATTCTTCTCAAGTGCTTCACGATCTTTACGTGCTACCCAGTATTGCGATTGGAGTTCCTCAAGGTCATCCTTTAGCTCATTGGCAGAGTATTTATCGCCTTCTTTTTTCTTCTGAGCAATAGTTTCCTTTAGCTCATTATATTTAGTCGCTAGTTCGGTTTCTTGCTTCATTACTTGAGCATTCAAAAGTTCAGCGGTAGAAATTACTTTCTCCAGACCTTCTGATTTCTCTTTCTCGAAAGCGGTCTTTTGTTCACCTAGCTCTCGACCTTGTTTAGACAAATGTTGTTGAGTTTGGTAACCCTTCCGGAGTTCTTCAAGAGTAACATTACTCTCTTCACCGTCGATCTTTACAGGAACTTTAAATTCCCAATCAACTTCTCCATCATCTGTATCATCATCATCTGAGTCTTCTTCGGTAGAGGTATCATCCTCATCGTCATCCTCATCAGCTTTTGGTACAGCGCCATCTTCTTCATCATCATCTTCGTCAACTGTAGAATTAGAATCATCGTCAAGGTCGTCATCTGATTCGTCTTCCAGATCTTCGGAATCTCCGTTATTCGGTAGAGGTTGCTCACCACTCAGTAAAGAGGAGTTTGCGAATACGTCAGCGAACAGAGATTCTTCTGTATCACCAGCTGCTGATTGATCCGAGGGTACAGACGCAGTTTGGCCATTATTAATAGTCATTGGTTATTATCCTTTTGTGTTCTTTGTAGATTTGACTTCTGGTACTTCTACCTTAACTGGAGCTGTGGGCTTTTCCACTTCAACTTCAACAATCCCTTTCAGGATAGCCAGATCACTTTCCACATTAGTAAGAATACCAATGTGAGCTTGAGCGCCAGTAGTGCTTGACGCCAGCTTCTCAACCATACGGACCTTTACGGCTTCCATATTGGTAATTGCTTTAATTACTCTATCATTCTTCATCATTTATTTCTTCCTCTTCTAATCCTAGAAATTTAGCATTCTTGCCATAAGTCTCGTAGTTAATCATTTTCTCTTTAACTGATCCGAGGGCTAGAGCTTGTCTATACATGTGTTCTCTGAGTTCCTTTTCCTCAATTGGGCTTTGTACCCACTGAATGAATAAGTCAAACAGAATCTCTCCGTAAGCCCCATCAAAGAAGTCAGCCCGCTCTTTTGAAGCGAACTCTCCTTTGTACGAGAATACGTTATGGTAATGCTTCTTCGATTTGTTAGGTTTCCCATTAGTAAAGAGGGGAATGAAGAAGTGTTCTTTTAGATATTCTTTGATGTCCACAATTTTATCCTTTATTAGAATGGCTTCATAGCTTCTTCGGCTTGACCCATAGCTACGTCTGACATTCCTTGTCCTTCTGATACAGATTGTACCTGACCTGCCATGTCAGCTAGTCGTGAGTTGATGGCAGCATTGTTAGCTGGTCCATACTCTTTGATTAGCTCATATGCGACAGCAGACATCTGAGAGAAGTCTGGCATCTGAGGTCTTGGTGTTTTACTCTTATCAGCTTCAAGCATGAGCTTAGCCCACTCTTGATAATGCTTATCCATAGCGACAACCAATTGCTTGGCGTTATCTTGCATAGAGTTATCTGCTTGAGTAGAGAGGTAACGAGCGTTAGCCTCTTTAGCGATGATATCGTACTTAGCAATAAGCTCTTTGATATCCATCTCTTTCTTAGCAATAGCATCTGTCTGTTTACGAGTATCTTCTGCACGTTGAGCAAACTCTGGTGAGTTGTAGTCTTCAATGTAATCCATAGGATCAAGATCCATAGCTTGGATAGCCATTGACGCAAGACGAGCATCCGCTTGTTCACGGATAACAACTCCTCTCCCACTTTCATTAAGCTGAGCAAGGATAGCAGCAACACCAGCATACTTCCGTTCCAAGTTCTCATTGGAGTTCTCTCCGATATTAGCGGATACTCCAAAGTGAATTCTTTTAGGAAGGTCGACAACCTCAACTAATTTGTAGAAGCCATCTCTATCAATATAATTCATCGATTTGGAAGCGTTCTTACGGATTGTCTTATAGACACCACTTACAAGTCTCTCAAGACCTGTCTGTACGTATCTACGAGCAATATGTTGGATTCTCTTCTGAGCAGCACTCTGGACTTGGCCTAGCTTCGCTTCTGAGTTACCGGAAACATATAGCGTGTCATTCAAACCTTGTGAGGCTTTAGAAAGACCGTTTGCTTGTTCTTTGATTGTCTGCATTTGTTGCAACAGAGGTACAGTGCCGGGAGCAAGGTTCTCTGGTGGCAGCATTGCTACAGCACCTTGAGGATTACCTACAGTTGGGATAATCTGCTTTGGCTTCATATTCTGAAGAGCAGAGAAATCAACTACGTTAGGGTCAGCCAGACGAGGTGAGTAGTTTGTGAGGTAAGTGTTCTCTACGAAACCACGTAGGATTGCAGTAGAGGTTAGAGTTGAGGGACGAGTGATATCAGCCATGGAAAGGCCGTAGAACTCATAAGGGATTTCAATTGGGCAGAGTACAGCGATGTTTACTTGCTCGACATACTCTTCTTCAATAATTAGCGAACCAGAGATAACAAATCTCTTAAGCTCTGAGATACCATCACCATCTCGGTCAATACGCATCCAGCATTCTACTGTAGTATAAGTCTGGTTTGCGTCCAAGGTAGATTGGACCTCAAATAGGGAAGTATCATTCTGTCCGGTTACATTCTTACGAACTTCACCATCTAGGTTATACGCTTCTTTCTCATCTCCTAGCGAATCCCAATCATCAAATTTCTTCTTGAAGAATTTAGGATAACGCATACGTAGATCAGATTTTGTAAGACCTTCTTCTGTGATACCGATATAAGAGAAATCATTGAGAGATGTAGCGTTTCTATCAATAGTGAAATTCTCATGCGGAATATTCGTGATACGAACTCCAGCGTTATTTTCTTTCCTACGAATCTTGACGTTTACAAAAGTCATTGTGACTTCAGGATTTTCAATATCAGCTAGATCAGTATTCTCTTCGTACTCAAGATCGCCTACTACTTCTGCGTTCTCATCGTTAAGAATCTCATCAAGTTTGATTGCGTCAATTGAGTCGTACTCTTCATACTCATATGTGTAATCTTCAACCCAATCCCAACGGATCGCGGCATTCTTCCACATAAGCGAGGCTTTTACCCAAGTATTGAGCTTTTCCCAACCGTTGGACATTGTAAAGATTTCGTGGTTTGTAAGGTCTTCTGCTACCTTAGTTCGCCGTACTTCTTCTGGTTCTGATGTAAGAGGTTTAAATTTAGCGATCTTATTATTGTCAAACAGAAGTTCAGACAAGATCGAAGCGTAACCGTCAACGACCTCTGTAGTAGAAGAGTCAACGATTGTGGATACACCCTGAGGTGTCAGGTGACCTTGAGCCATGCCAGCATATTCATACGTGGCTTTCTGACGCTCTCTTTGGAGGTCAGCGGATTGTAGAAAGGAACCGTTAGATTGCGCTCTCAACTGTCCGAGTTCAGTCAGTACCTGTTCGTCACTAACCTTATCTTTATTTGACATTTGTTTTTCCTTTAATCAACGTATTTACTTTTATTGAATGGATTGGCTTCAATATCTTTTCTAGCCTTATCCGATTCAGCGCGATCATACGCGTTTAAATCAAACTCTTCCATAAAACCATACGGATCATTTTTATTAACTGGGCCACTCTTGAGCTTCTTTTGCTCATCTAGCCATTTACGTGCATCAGACATTAGAAGTATTCTCCAAAGATAGACTTAAGTAGCTTACCACCAAACGAAGTTGGATCAGGTACTTTGAAATCATCAGGGTTAATCTTTTGACCGCTTGTAGTAACAGGTTGAGGACGCTCTTGGTTCTCAGTCGGTTGTACTACTTGTGTGGTCGGCTTCTGTAGTAAGATAGCAGCAGCTTCTTCTCTTTTCTTCCTTCGCATCTCTTGTAGCGCATCAATTTCAGCACGGTCTTGCGGGATGTTTGCGATGTTATCTAAACCGAAAGAACTTAGTAATCCTTGTTTCTCCATCTTCCTCTTCCTCTTCTTTTAGATCTTCAGTGGAAAGATCAAATGGGGTTTCAATTCTATTCAATGCATCCCTGAACTTAATAGCGTACTGGGCAATCTTTTCAGCCTTATCAGTTCCGTTAATAATTCTTCGTGCATTTACGAAATCTGTTTTGTTCTTGTTAATATAATCAGAGAGTTTCTTCCCTGTGAACAGACCACGCTCCATACCTTCAAAGGTAGCAAAAGCATTGACCTCAAGGTCTTCGATAATATCGTCAGGTTCATTAACTAGATCAACTTCTCTTCCTAGAGCCAAGGTGGCAGCAGTAGAAATCTTTGCATAGTTCTGTAGCCAAGTAAGCATTACCCAACCACGTCCGTAGAAGACCTCATTACGACCTCTAATCATAAGAGTAGGAGCGCCATAATCTCGTCCTCGTCCTTTGCCATATTCAGCAAGAGCTTTGAACCTATCAGTTTCTAAGTATGCAGTAGCCATGATATAGGCTAGTTTATCTACGTTGTCCCATTGACGGCGTTCATACTCTTCAGCCATATAGACTAGAGGCGCTCGTTGGAACTCTGGTAGCGATCCGTAAAATAGAGTGTCAGCTACTTCGTCAAAGAATTGATCATCAAGTTTCATCTTATGAATCCTATAAATTATGTGGGGTGGTTATTCTCTCTACCGCCACCCCGTTCGATTGAGGACATAGAGAGATAATTGTTATAGCCAGACAGTGTCATTGTTAGCTTGATTGCTCCAATTACTGTCAAAGCCTATTTTAGTGTTCGTCAGCTTATCACCGTGTGACCTATACACTTCTAGGGCGATAGCTAGTGCTATTACTGTATCATCATGACATCCCGGCAATGCTTCTGCTTTACCGTTATTGGCTATGATGAACTCTTTCATCTCTTGGATAACTGTAGCATCAGGAATCTTTACATCCCTCTCTTTAATAGCATTCTTCAACAAGCCGATAATAGCTGGTCGAGTTGCAGAGGTAGTTCTGAATCCCGGTCGTTTACCCTCTTCATCACTCAGTTTCTGGATATCAGTCTGGTAGTAGAGGTTACGATGTTTCATTTGATGTAGTCTGGCAAGAGTAGCAACACCGATGGAGTTACTTTCAACTGCTAGTAATGCGTTATTATAGTATCGACTTAGATAAAAGAGTAGATCTCCATACTTAGTAGGATCAATGCGATTATCGCGATATACCGCACAAACGTTCCTCTGATCATCCATAACGATTGCAACAGAGGAGTCTTGCCCAACTCCGAGGGCGACATCTCCTGAGATAAGAAATTTACCTTCGAATGTAGGGTATTTATAGATTCGTAGTTCGCCATGTATATTTTCCTCGAAGAATCCTGATTCGTAATTCATTCTCATGTTCTTCTTTGGCACTTCAGCCACCATCTGATTGAGGATGGTCATGTCAAATACGTTTACGCCAGATGCAACAAACGCTTCGTCTGCTGTAGCTGGATATTCCTGTTGGAATTTGATTGATCCAGATTCACCTATCTTTAGCTTACGCCAGTACATCTGAGCGTTATCTAATTCATAGAGATCTTTATACTTCTGATCCTCTTCGTTTAGGAAGAAGTCTTCTGGTACGTTATCATTTCGGTACTCTTTAGTCATAAACCAAGGAATAAAGATTGGGATATATTCATTCTCACCTTTCTCCGCTGTTTTCCAGAGGCGGTAGAATTCACCTGAGATACCGTTAGCGGTACTCTCTAGGATTACTTCTGTGCCGGGAGCATCTGGGATACCTTGGAAAAGACCAGCAAGGATCTTATCATCAAAGCCCCAGAATGCTACTTCGGATAGGTGTGCAACTGTTGGCGTTGTTCCTCGTCCTGCTTCCGGAGAACCAGCTGTGTATAGTCTGTAACCACGTTTCTCTTCAATTTCTTCTCCTGTCTCTGGATCTTTCTTACGATCTACAAAGATAATTTCTTTAGCGTTAGATCTTGCAATCTCTGGTCTGAATTCAGCACCCATGTTCGAGTGGATATCTTTAGACATAGAAAAGAGTGCCTCAGATGTAGCTGAGTCATGGGCCATTACAACAGAACGGGAAAGAGGCATGTAGTCTGTTTTCCAGAACACTCGCCCGGTACAATAGGTTGAAATACCTTGCTGCCGGGCTTTGAGTACCAATGCTCTGACCTTCCCTGTCTTCTCCAACTGTGCCTCAATCTGTTTATGTATCAGATACTGGGCATCGTTAAATTCGAATTTGATCATACCTTTTGTAACATCTTTAGGTCTGATCTTAATTTGTTCTTTGGCAAAAGTTTCGTAGTCTTTCTTGTAGACTTCGTCCTTCTCTCTTTTTCTCTTCTCTTTAGCAAGAGCAAGAATCTTCTTATTGTTATTTGCCATTAGACATTCCTATTACACTCTGATCGCCTGTGCGACTTTTCTTAAATTGATGCGAAGTCAAAGATAAGTTGCTCACCTAGTTGGGAGCATGGATAGCACTCAGACGCTCTCTTAGGACCACAGTATTGGTGTCCACATGTTACGCATTTCATGTGCCAGTATGTGTTCTCAGGTATTGGGTAGCATCTATCATCATCTGGGGTGAACTGCATATTGGTGATCCTATTATATTTATTGGCTCCCATGAAAGGGATCGAACCTTTAACCTGCTGATTAACAGTCAGCTGCTCTACCAATTGAGCTACATGGGAATGGTCCGAAGTTTGTAGTATATTTCGGACAAGTTATATTGGCGAATGTATAAGGAATCGAACCCTAACTTTCTGGGTTGGAACCAGACGTGATACCATTTCACTATACAGACGTAATTGGTCAGGGTAGCAGGATTTGAACCTACGACTTCTTCCTTCCAAAGGAAGCACTCTACCAGACTGAGTTATACCGAGATAATTTTTGTGTGAGGATGTCCTTACAGACACCCTGTAGTATACACTCCAACTACACTCTTATCTTACTCTTATAAAAGAATATAGAAAGGAGTGTTATAGGAGTGTAAACTTAGAGTAATAGGAGTAGACTCTCACTTACTCTCTCTATATAGGAGACACCCCCTACATATAGACATTTAAGGCCAAATATGGGCGAAAACCACTACATGTTGTGTTTTAGGCCTAGACTTAAATTTTGTATTTTTTGTATGTGTTGATACTATATGTAGTAGATTTATGGGTACCCCTACTACATATAGTATACACTCTTAGGTTGATATCCCTATTTTATTGAGTGTGGATTGCATGTATATGACACGCTTTACCTTTGCATTCTACATATTGTGCCAGCTTGAAGGTTGGCAAAAGTATTTATATCTTTAACATAATAAGAAAGATGTGTAGTTAGAGTGTAGTCTGAGTGTGATCAGAGTGTTGTCTACCTGAGCATGCATCCTCCATTACTAGGAAGAGTTGAATATGTGGAGTGATCTAATGCACATGTACACTACTTAGGTTCACTATATTGTACACTTCTTATCCTTATTTGCCAAACAGACTATGTAGGTCAGTGTTAGAGAGAGAACAAATAAAATACATACATACACTACACCCTCACATACATCGACCACACCCCCTCTACTGCTGTATGCCCTCAGTCGGGGTGGGGTCTACTCTCACAGGTATGAGTGTCATCTACTACACTCTGATCGCACTCTACTCGGTGAGGGTGACTGTAAGTAGCGTGGAGGTTGAGAGTAGTTAGTGTGTGGTGTGAGTGTAGTAGGCAATGGTAGATGGCACACTGATCACCACTCTGATAACCTCACATCACAACTCACATCACCTCACATCACACTCTGATCACCTCATACCACACAACTACTCAATGCGATGGAGTGTAGCAAATGTAGTGTATACATGTGGCACACACTCAGCATACACACTGACCATATGGTACAGCCTGTGTCATGTATGTGGCACTCATGTGTTATCGTTGTGTCATAGATAAGAGAGAAGAGATACACTTATGTGTCATCATCTATAACTACAGTGGTAAAGATGCTATCGCATCTGGGTATTATGGATGGAAGAGGTGACCACATATGTGTGGTACTGTTCATCATAGGTGACAGCAGGTAATCACTGCCGACCTGTGCATCATCCCTAACACCGTGTACCACAATACCGTGGTCACATTACTCATATGTCTGGAGGACATCATGTCATACGTATCAACACTAACACTCAAGTCTACTCTTGCTGATATGAAAGCAGAGCAGACCAAGTGCATAGCCGAGCTGAATCTGGCCACAACTATCCAAGAGGAGTGTGATATCGAGTACCACTTGGAATACCTTGAGCATGCTATCAGAGAAGAGACAAGAGTCAACACTGGATACTATCTCAATGACTACGATGACTACGATATGATCATCGATGACGAAGATGACGTCATGTAATAACAACGTGGTCACCTATTCAGGGTGATCACCACTATCACTCAAATGTCTGGAGGACATAACAATGGATTATACTACACTCAAAGAGATGATCAATGACACTCAGTTAAAGATCAATCAACTCAACCACTCAATCACAGTTCAGGAATATAGTGAGCTGTCATCAGAGTATGAGCAAGAAGTAGAAGAGATGCTCTCATTGGTAGAGCTAATGGAAGAGATGGAGAATGACCTCAACGAAATGTCATACACTCAGTACTTGGAGGATACAAATGCTACACTCTGATCACCTCGAAGTACGACCAGATGAGTATGATGTTATCAATGATGATGACCAATGTACTCTTGATATCTCTTGAAAGGAGATCGTAATGACTAAAATAGAACGCGTATGTAAAGCTCTGGAATGCCTAGAGTATGAGCTAGATCTTGCACAGGATAAGTGTGACAATCAGCGTCAGAGAACACTCGCAAGGCGTATAGCCTTACTTGATCGTTACTCGGTTAAGCACTTCGGCCAAATTGTTACTCTATAATCTCGCTAGCGCGAGTGGGAGTTATGGATGTATGGTCCGATTGAGGTCAGAGTTACATTAAATTGTGAGTGGCACTCAATCCGATCATCACCTGACTCGGCCTTGTACGAGTATAAATAGACATGTTGGGCAGAGCCTCGGTCACCGTACGATAACGGATTAGCAACAGGCCTCGAAGGTGAGCCTGAACCAAATCACCTGTTCACTACCAACAACCAACAGGTCAGCCGACACGGTGACCGACAACACTCAGTGGATGACCGATATGGGAACTAACGATCTTAGAGCAGCACATCGCGTGTCTGAAATGTTTGAAGGATACTGCGTCAAGTGGATGTATAAAGACTTTGAGATATCACTAGCATGTGACGGATCAAACACCTCTATATTTGAGGATGAGCATGGCTCTGCTTTAGCTACATTCAATGGAACCAATATTGAGTCCATCATGAATGCAAAAGACTTCATTGATAAATTAACATCCTGAAAGGATAAGACTATGACTAAGCGTAAAGATGATGCAGTATTGGGAACAATCGCAGCACAACTCTTTCCACCTCTTGCCCAGTTCTTGATGCAGGAGACAGACGATGACTCTGCTGACACTCTCCCATTTTGGATGGACAAGTGTGTTAACTTGGTCAAGTCTATTCTACCAGCGGATCAAGTAATGATCTGTCAAATGCTTGCACACAAGTGTAAGATTAACGGTATCGATGTTCCTGACGTGTCTGTTGCCACATGGTATGCAGTAATCGTTCTTGATCATGATACATCTGAAGAGTTTATTGCTATCGTACAACACAGCAAAGAACTCGCATAAATGTCTGGAGGACATAAAGATGGATAAGATTATACAGAAGTTGAAGATGAAGGCTGTCATGTTGTCCTCTCGAATTGATGAGACTGATAATATGGTTGATGTACTCAAGCTCGAGTGTGAGTTAGGTGTAGTGTACAGCCAGCTTGATGAATATGAGGCTTACAAGCGTTGCTCAGAGATAGATAGCTACGACGTAGACTCGCAATGGAATGAAATGTAATATGTGTAGTGAACCATAATGTGGCAATAAATAGCACTCAGCTAGCCTCATTATGGTATTCACACCATAACCGACAGAAGGATACCGACATGGAACACTACATAAAACGTGGAGAGAATGCTTACTACGCTGGGATCACTAAGAACCCTTACACCCAGAACACACTAGCTTACCACGCATGGAATCAGGGTTGGAAAGACGCTGAACGTCTGGATATAAGCTCAAGGGCTGCTCACGAATGAGAATCCTTGATGAAGAGAATAAGATACATATACTACTCATCTTGATAACATTTGCTGTATTCGGTGGTGTATCATTGCTAATAAGAGCAGATCATGAAAGATTAGAAAGAAACTGTGCTATTGAGTACAACGTATATGAATGTAAGTGGGTATTAGAACCTGTGATGTTCGATGACTAGATTAAGTGAAGTACCGAGGGCGTTATACATGTCCTTGGTAATCCTATACCTGATAACGGCCTCAGCTGCTATCTATAACAGAACAGATGTAGTCAATGATGACTGCACTCAATTGGAGAAATGATATGATTATCACTCAGAAGTTTATCAACCGTTGTGATCTACAGAAGAACCCAGACGTGATGTACCTCTTTGGTGACAACACAAGACGTCGTGGTATGGGGGGACAAGCTGGTCATATGCGTAATGAGCCGAATGCTATTGGTGTAGCGACCAAGATGCTACCTTCACAAATGGAGAACTCTTATTTCTCTGATGACGATATCTTCAATAATATCAAGGTGATGTGGGACGATCTTAAACCTGCATTCATTCATCTGACGCATAAGAATAGGCTGCTTGTAATCCCAGAGGACGGTCTTGGTACAGGTCTATCAGAGCTACCGACAAGAGCGCCAAGGACAAATAGAGCGTTGACAGCTATGTTGCAGCATCTATATGTCGTAGATAAATCTCTTCGACCATCTGAAACATATCTGGATTTGACAAAGCTGTATGATGCTTATCTGCAGCGTTAACAAGTCTCGCTATCGCTCGTGGGTGTTATGCTTGAGGAGATAGGCCTTTGCCCTCAAGAATGCTCAGTTAGAATGGCTCGTGAAAGCCAAGTGTGGAGCTATACAACACACTAAAGAGAAGGATGGCCTCGGGATACACCGTTGCATCCTCTCTCCCACATTAGCAGTATAGGGCAGAGTAATGAGTAATCCATTGATGTGGTGC